GGTTCGAATCCCTCCCCCTCCGCCAAATCAGACACCATCTATTGATAAAAGAAATTTTATTAGTAGGTGGTTTTTGTTTTGCCCGAAAGTGCCGTGTTTGAGCCACTTTCGGGCTTTGCGTTTTTTCCCTTGTAGCAATAGTTGGTGTTTTGAAATAGGCTTTTTGGGAGGACACTTGACCTGAACCGTTGCGGTTTTAAACTATGATGGCTTTCAAATCGTTAAAATTGAAACCCCTTTTTAGGGTTAGGGGTGTGCATAATTTAACGATTTCATTTTGACAAAAAACAGCCCGCCTGAAGGCGAGCCGTTGAGTTGCAATTTCACGCTGTAATTTCTGTGCCGTTTCTGAACCTGAATGTCATTGTGCCATCTTTGCTAACCGTGGCTGTATCGATGACCGCAAGCCACAGCTTATCGTCAAACTCCGTTATGGCAAGCGGGCGGCTCTCTATGTCCTTTATGAAGCCCTCTATGATTTTCGCCTTGCCGAGCCGTTCCCGTTTGGTGGCTTCCAACTCATCCACACGCCCCGAGGCTTTACGGTGGCGGTCAAGGTAGGCGTTGTTTCGTTCAGCCCATTCTGTTTGGTTGACGGCATTGTGGGCATTCTCAAAGATAGCCTTTCGGGACAACTCGGTGACAACCTCAATCTCGTTATGTAAGTCGGTAAGTTGGGCATCAATCGACGTGATGTCGCATAGGATGCCCTGTGCCAGTCGGCAGTCCTCGATTAACCCATCTCTGTCGCTCATCAAGCTGTTGAAAGCGTGTAAGAACCTTGACTTAATTTCTTCCTCGGTGATGTGGGGCGTTTGGCAACCGTTGCCGGGCTTGTCGAGCCTTTTATATTTGTCATTGCACCGCCAGACCTCTTTTCGGTACGTCTTGTCGCTTTTGTAACTACCCCAGACCTTCTTGCCGAAATGCCCGCCGCAGTCGGCGCAGACAAGCCTTGATGCAAATATGCTTGTGGTACTTATGGGGCGACCGAGGCTTTTTCGGCGTTCAATCTCAAGCTGAACAGCGTCAAACTCGTCAGGCTCAATGATGGCAGGATGGCTGTCCTCAACATAGTATTGCTGCACTTGTCCCATGTTCTTGACTATCTTTTTGGTGAGGAAGTCGGCGCAGTAGGTCTTTTGCATAAGGGCGTGGCCTTTATACTTCTCATTGGTCAGTATAGACTGCACCACACCCGTCTGCCATGTTTTCTTGCCTGCGGGCGATGGAATGCCATGTCGTTCAAGGTGCTTGGAGATTGCAGAGAAAGTTTTACCCTCCATATACAGCCGAAATATCAGTCGCACAATCTCGGCTTCAGCGGGGACGACTTTCGGTAAGCCGTCATCGCCCTTTTCGTAACCGAGAAACTGTGCATAAGGTAGACTGACCTTGCCGTCAGCCATACGCTTGCGTTGACCCCAAGTCACGTTTTCTGAAATAGAGCGGCTTTCCTCCTGTGCCAAGGAGGACATAATCGTTATAAGCAATTCGCCTTTGCTGTCGAGGGTGTAAATGTTTTCTTTTTCAAACCAGACCTCACAGCCGACTTCTTTCAGTTTGCGGACGGTGGTAAGGCTGTCCACGGTGTTTCGGGCAAAACGGCTCACAGACTTCGTAACAAGAAGGTCAAATTTGCCCGACAATCCGTCGGCGACCATCTGTTTGAATCCTTCTCGCCGTTTGGTGCTGACCGCCGAAATGCCCTCGTCCGTGTATATGGTGACAAACTCCCAATCAGCCCGACCCTGAATTAGCTTGGTATAGTAGTCCACTTGGGCTTCATAACTGGTAAGCTGTTCATCGCTATCCGTACTGACCCTTGCGTATGCTGCGACACGTCTTTTGAATTCAGAACTTTTGCCCTGTGCCGAAAGAACGGGAGCAGTGGCAGGGATTACTCTTATGTTAGCCATTTTTACCGCCTCCCTTCAAAGCAAACTCACGGGCAGCTTGTTTCATTTCATCCGTCCAGCTTTCACGACGGGAGCGGTTCTCCCAGTTAAGTGTCTGTTCCGTTCCGTCTTTAAATGTAAATATTAGAACGCCGTCGTTGGGGATTGTTATTGCCGCTACCTTTGCCGTAAACACGGCGGGGTCATACTCGGAAAGCCCCAAAGCCTCGGCGCACTTTTCTTTAAGGATGTCTTCCCGTATCCGCTTGGCGGCGCATTCGTGCTTGCCCTTATAAGTGAAAGTAGCACAAGCCCATGTCACAGCAGCGTATTTTGTGTTGATGGAGTTTATCTTTTTGCGAAATTTTGCTCCGCACCGACCGCAGGTGATAAGTCCTGAAAACTCGTTGAATGTCAGTTTGCGAGGGTGGTTTGCTTTTTCTGCCCGTCGTACCATTTCAGCCTGAACAGCCTCAAAGGTTTCACGGTCGACTATAGCCTCATGGTTGCCTTCGACATAGTATTTAGGCAACTCGCCGTTGTTTGGCTTCCAGTTCTTTGTGATGTGGTCAGAAATAAAGCCTTTTTGCAGGTACATATCGCCGATGTACTTTTCATTCTTAAGGATTGACCCTACCGTGCTTTCAGCCCACTTACCGCCGCACTTGGTCGGAACACCGAGCCTACGCAATTTCTTCATAATGGCATTCCTGCCAAGCCCCGATAAATAGTCGGCATATATCATCCGCACGACCTCAGCCTCTTCGGGAATGACGGTAAACGTACCTGCGTTGTACTCATAACCGTAGATACGGATGTTGCCTGCAGGCTTTCCTTCCTTAAAGTCCTTTCTGATGCGCCATTTACAATTTTCGCTGACGGAGCGACTTTCTTCTTGGGCATACGAGGCGAGGATGGTCAACATCAACTCCCCGTCGCCCGAAAGTGAATGCAAGTTCTGCTCCTCGAAAAACACGCCAACTCCAAGGTTTTTTAACTCTCGGACGGTTTCAAGCAGCGTGACTGTGTTCCTTGCAAAACGGCTGATTGACTTTGTCAGGGTAAGGTCGATGCGCCCCGTTCGGCAGTCGGAAAGCAGTCGTTGAAATTCAGGTCTTGAACCCTTTGTGCCGGTTTCCGCTTCGTCTGCATACACGCCAACATACTCCCATTGGGGATTGCCTTGTATCAGGTTGCTGTAAAAACTGACCTGAGCGGCAAGGGAGTGGAGCATCTCGTCTTTTCCGCAGGAAACGCGGGCGTATGCTGCTACCCTTTGGCGGGTCGGCAACTGTGTCGGTTGCTGTAGTTTAGTTATTTTTCTGCCCATATTGGCCTCCTTTCACAGTACCATATATCACTCTGTTTTCCTTACATAGCAAGTCATTTTCGAGGTATATGCTACACGATGATAAACCGTATTTATGGGCAAGCATTGTGTTTATTTCCAGCAGATCGGCGTTGGTAATAACACCCTTGGCAAGCCAGTTGTTGAACACCGCCATAGCCGTTTTATAATGGAGAAGTGCATCTTCCTTGTTCATATCAAAGCCCTCCTCGCCGCCACGGAACAAGCCCGCGAGCAGTATTTGCGGTGGGCGTTTCCATAGGCTTTAAACGATCTGCCGCAAGTCGGGCAAAAAAAGTGATAGACCGCCTTGCGGTTCACGGCTTCGGGGTGTGCCTTCCACCAAGTCATACGGCAGCCATCGGAGCAGAAGCGTTTGCGTTTTGCCCCCTGCGTGTGAACGAGCGGACATCCGCAGTTAGCACAGACATCCTTAACGGTGTGCTTTTCCTGTTTTGTGCCAACGCTGACATTGTTCCTGCGGCAGTAAGACTTCACAGTGTTTTCTGATATCCCAAGTGCATCGGCGATTCTCGCATAGCTTTCGCCTTGCGAGCGCAGAAGAACTATTCGCTCTTTTTGTAATGCTGTCATAGGCTATTCCTCCATTTCGGAGGGGAAAAAGAAAAACCCCTCACCATCCACAGGACAGCGAGGGGTCAGTTGGCAACCGAAACGTGCGATTTATTCGATTTTGATGTAGGCGTCAGGAAAGCCAGCCGCCTTGACTTTAGCAAGCATGGCATCTGCATTTGCCTTGACGGAGAACGCTCCAACCTGAACACGATAGAGTTTTTTTGGTTGAGTAGGCGTTTCAGGTTTAGGAGGTTCGCTTGTTGCAAGCAGCTTCTTAACCTCAGTGCGGAAGGTATCCATATTTTTGCCGTGCTTCGGAAACCAGTGCATGACGTCGCCATGGTTGCTGGAAATCCCCAGCTTGTAGCCCTCGCTGTGGCAGATGATGTTCTTCTCAGTCAATCCATACTGCTTACAGAGGTATACGCAAAGTTCCACAGCTTCGGTATAGACCTTATTGAAATAGGTCGCATCGGTTAGCCCGTCCTCGCAAATTTCAAAGCCGATATGGGTATCGTTCGCAGAACCCCCGGCGTGCCATCCGCGATGATTCCAAGGAAGTGTCTGATAGGTGGCGATACTGCCGTCAGCCAGTTTACCGATGAATCCGTGAACGCAGACCTGCCGTCCGTCCGGCTTATCTTGATTCCAGTGGTTGTTATACTGGTTCTTGCCGAGTAAGCCGTCGTCGGGTCCAACATAGCGTTTCAGGTTTGGATTGTTCGCCCCGGTGGAATGCACCATGATGCCCTTCGGTGTGATGGTTTTACCAGCCTTGTAGCAAGCATTCTGCGTGAATATCAATTTTCTCAAATTCATTTTACATCATCCTTTCCATGCAATTGAGCGAGTGTCTCTTTAAGTTTCTCAGGCACGGGCAGACCAATAGCTGTGGCATTTTCCAAAAGTGACACACCCTCATTGGCAATGTAGAAGAATATAATCGCTGTGCGAAGAGGTGCACCCGTGCCATTGATTAGGTAAGCGTCGATAAGATGTCCGATACCTACTACGAGAAAAATAGCTACCTTCTTGGTAATACCATGTGCTCCGATTCGGCTGGATAGCTTCTTCTCAACAATTGCACGAAGTACCCCTGTGATGTAGTCCACGACCACAAAGGCAATTAGTGCATAGAGAAAACCGTCAAGCCCGCCCAAATACCAACCGAGTAGTGCACCCAGCCCTGCGAACGCAGTTTGCGTCCAATTCCAAATTTCTTTCATGTTGAATTTCCTCCCTTAAAAAATAGTCACGCCGTTCAGATTGGACTTTTCGGATGCTTTGCCGATCAAATCTGAAAGACGCGCTTTGCCTTTCCGTCCGCCGCTGTCC